GATATATTTTAGATAAATGAAAATAAATAATGTTCAATTTGACTGTACAATAGATGAAGTAATAGATTCTCTTCAAAAAGAATTAAATAAAAGAGGAATTTCATTATTATCTAAGACTAGACCAGTTCATGATTATTTAATGGTTTCTTGTCCTTATCACAATAATGGTCAAGAACAAAGACCTAGTGCTCAGTTTAGAAATAGTGATGGCCTCTTCTATTGCTTTGCTGCAAATACTAAAATTATTACTCATAATGGTATTAAAAAAATTGGTGATTTAGAAAATAAAACAATAGAAATAATAAATGGAAATGGTGAGTGGGAAGCTGTAACTATAAAAAATTATGGAAAACAGCAATTATATGAATTAAATCTTTCTAGAGATCAAACTAATCTAAAAATATTAACTACAAAAGATCATATATGGTTTGATAAATATGGTCATGAATTTAAAACGATTGATTTAAAACCAAATATGTATCTTAAAACAATATTAAAAACAGTTGATGATTTTAATATAGATATAGAGGGAATTAGGCATGGTCTAATTTTTGGAGACGGTTGGAAAAAAATAATTTATAAAACATATGGTTCTGGATCTCATAGAACTAAAGATATAAATCAAATAACTGGATATCAATATAATTTATCATTTTATAAAAATTCAAATAAGCATCATTTACAGACTTATTTTGAAAACGATGATTTTTGGATTATTAAACACTATAAACACGGGGAAACTAGAATTAGATCAAAAAGATTTGATATTGATCCAAAATATAAAGAATTACCAGATATTTCATATGGAAGAGACTATATAATGAGTTTTTTAGCAGGATATATTGCAACAGATGGTAATTTTACCGAATCAATTTCAACTGCAAATCCTGATATAGTTAATTCATTAGTAAATTTATTTATTTATTGTGGTATAAATATTAGAGATATAAAAACTAGAATAAGAAAAAATGGTACAAATTTTACGAAGAAAGAACATAATTTATATACAATTGTTTATGTAGATTCTAATATACCTAAAAAATTTTTTATAAATAAATATAAACAACCAAATACTAATAGAAAATACTTAAGATCTCATTGGAAAATAAATAATATAGTAGAAACTAATCAATATGAAGATGTCTATTGTTGTACAACTAGTACAAATTCTTTTGTATTATTTGGAAATATTTTAACACATAATTGCCATGCTTGTAAAGAATGTCATTCCTTACCAGATGTTATAACTTATTGTTTACATGAAAATGGTTGGAATTGGTTAAGAAAAAATTTTGCCAGTGTTAAAGTTGAAGATAGAAAAGTAAATATAATTCCAAAAAAAGAAGAAAAGAAAGAAAATACTAAAACACAATATATTCCATATGAAGAATTAAATAAATATAGATATATTCATAATTATATTCTTAATAGAGGTATTTCAAAAGAAATATTGATAAAGTTTGATGTGGGCTTTGATCCTGAATCGGAATGTATTACATTTCCAATAAAAGATATACATGGAAATATATTATTTATAGCTAAAAGAAGTGTAAATACAAAATGGTATCATTATCCAATGGGAGTAGATAAGCCATTATATGGAATATATGAATTAAATAAATTTTATCCTAACACAAAATCTGTAATTATTTGTGAATCAATGATAAATTGTTTAACTTGTTGGACATATGGACAACCTGCTCTTGCATTAAATGGAACTGGTTCATATAATCAAATTAAACAATTATCAAAGTTACCTTATAGAGAGTATATTTTAGGACTTGATCCAGATAATGCTGGAAGAATGGGTAGTGAAAAAATCATAAATAATCTTAAAACAAAGAAATTATTAAAACAATTGGTTATTCCTGAAGGAAAAGATATAAATGATTTAACAAAAGAGGAATTTAAAGCCCTAGAAATAAAAAATATCTTTTAATTATATTTAATAATATAAAGTGATTGGAAATACTTTATAATATAATGAAAGAAGGTAAAAACGTGTGTCTAGGGAACACCAATATTTTAATTATTATTGTTTAGATAGATTAAAAACTATTGATGATGAACTACCAATTTCTTATAAAGATGACGGACTTATAAGAAAAATCTATTATAAAATAGGTTTAATAGCTAAAATAAAAAATACAAGATGCTTTATACTATATACTGAAGAAGATTTTGAAAACTTAACTTATTCTTCTTGTGAATTTATAAATGATCATAAAGAGGATTTGTTCTTACATATACAAGAAAAAAGAACAATAAAAGATAATATAAAAGAACTTAATACTATAAATATATTTGAGTTTACTTCTTTATTAAATTTTGAATATATTTATAGTGAATTTAAAGACATTATAGATTATAATTGGAACAATCTTAATATGGATAATCTTGTAGAAATTTAGTAAGATAAAGGATGAGAGTATGGATATAAATAATAAAAAATTCGAAATGCAAAAACTTATAAACGATGAGAATGGTATTAATTTTCATCGTAATATTGATCTAGGAGGCTATTGTTTTTATAAAGGGAAAAGTTTTATTTCCTTTAAAATAGAAATGATAAATGGCGTAAATGTATGTATCATAAAATATATCTATCTTACTAATAAAAATGATTTAGTTAAATTATTAAGTTTTTGTATTAATTTCTGGGCTGGTCATACTGTCAAATTTATTTATTTCTTGGAGCATGCAAGAACTCCAAATTATTGTAAGAAATATTTGACATCATTAGGCTTCACATTAGTTGAAGAGGAAAGACCAGGTGTATTTAAACACGAATATAAATCCACAAATGGATTTAAAGAAGATGAAATAAGAGAATATTATTTATAAAAGCTCTATTATATATATAATAGAGTTTTTTATTTATAAAGGAGAAAGGGTTTAGATATGAAAATAAATAATAAGTTACTAAAACAGGTATTATGCCTTTTTTTTATTTGCATTCTTTTCATATCTAATTGTGTTATAACGACTTTTGCTGATGACGAAGATGATAAATTTTATACAGATGATTCTCAAGCTTTAGATGATTTATTTAGTATGACTGTTAAAGACTTATATGGTGATATAAAAGATCCAATGGGTTTTATAGCAGACGGTAGAACTTTTGTGGTAATAAGAGAGTATGAAGACGAGGAAGAGGGCACTAAATATAAAATATATGTAAATGTACCAAATTTACCACAATATTTACAAAATTTAGCTCTAAAAACAATTTCTGATGGATGGGAAGATAACACCTTTGAACCAGAAAGCTCATTGATTGCAGATGTAGGATCAGATAATAATGTTATGACTAAATTTGGATTTCATATATCAGTAAATAAATATCAAGGTGAATATCCAAGATTATTTATGTCATTATCTGGAATTTTACCTGTAAAATGGTATCAAAAATTATGGAGAGGATTAAAAGCTCTTGTAGGTTTATCTTTTGTAGATGCACCAGATAAAGATAATTTTAGAACATTACATTATTATAATCATCAATATTCTGAAGTTGATAATGATTTAATTGATTTTATACAAGACTATTGGTTAGACTATTTTGTAAATGCTATATTATCTGATGAAAGTAATTATTTTAGAGATGCTGCAGATTTTAGAGCTCAATTAATTACTAAAGATGAAATAGAAGAAGCAGAAGATTTTGAAAAAGATCATTCAGAAGAATTAGAAATAGCTCGTGCTGAAGTTGATGAATATAATAAATGGTATGATAAATATTATAATTATACAGGAGTTTATAATAATGTATCTTCATTTAAAGCAGAAGTAGATGCTTTACAAACAAAAGTAGATAATGAAACAGATGCAACTAAAAAGGCAAAATATGAACAACAATTAACAAAGAAAAAAAGTGAATGGGAAAGCCATGTAGATGAGATTAGCCCTAAAGCTCCTGAAGTTAGTGAAGCTAGTCAAGATATATTAATGCGAGAAGCAGAAGCAAATTATATAAAAGAAAGATATAAAGATTTTGAAGCTAGATGGAAATATGGCAAAAAGAAAAATAGTAATTCTTATACCGATGATGATTATGCTTTTTCGTATGCTCAATGTCTTTTAGATATAACTGAAGAAGATAAAGATAATAATGGAGGAGAAAATGACTGTTCTAAAATAGTGGATGGTCAACAAGTAAGTGGTTCTGTAGTTGATGTTTTTGTAGGCAGTGGTTTATATAAAATTGGTTTAAACGACGATTCTAAAAAGCATATTGCAGAAAATGAACGTAACATGGGAACATTTTCTCCACAATCTGAACTTAAAATTCTTAAGGAAATAACTTCTTCATCTGGTTCTACATCTATTGATATTCCAAGCGGAGTTGATGCAAGTACTGCACAATCTTTTGCTTATGTAGATGGTGGATATGCAATTACATATAATAATAAAGGAGGTACTCCTCCTTCATATGTAGTAGCATATGATAGTGGCGGACATAAAAAAGGTTATATTAAGTATAATGATGTTCAGCATGGTAATGGTGCATGTAGTACCCAAAATGGTACTTATTTAGTTTCAGGATTATTAGATGGAAATGGTCAAACTGCTTATGAGTTTAGTATAGATGAAAATTCAGTAAAATATAAAGGAGAAAAACATTTACCAGCAAATACTTCAGCAATAGCATATGATAAAGATACTGGAAATTATATTTTATCTAGTGGTCATACTATGTATGTCTATGATAGTAGTTTAAAACGTAAAATTATTTCTATTAGTAGAAATCAACACGGTGCATATTTCCAAGACATTGGTGCAGGTGGTGGTTATGTATTTGCATGTCATACTTGTTCTGCAGATAAACATGGAAATAACTATATAGATATATATAATGAAATAACAGGACAATATTGTGGCTCTATATTTATAGATTATGGAGAATTAGAATCAGTTGATGTAATTAATGGTGAAGTTGTAGCATTAGTACATGGAAAAGACACCAGTAAAAACTATATACACCCTACTGGAGTTAGATGTGGAAGAGCTGGTGGAATTTCTGAACCATTAGAATATGAAGACGGATTAAGTAGAGCAGACGCAATAAAAATTTTAACATTATTACAGAGTAAATGTGGTCCTACTTATCAAGAAGTAATGGAAAATATAGTTACTTGTATGATTCAAAATGCTGCTCATGAAGGAGAAGAAATTGAATTAGAGGAATATATTGATCCAAGAGTAATGCCATATGATAGAAATACACTTATTATTTCAGGTGGTGGTGGTATTGAAGTAAATGGAGCAAATGTCCATATAGATGATCCAAGAGTAAATATATATAAAAAGGAAAATTTAATTGGCAGTTTTGTTGTTACAGGACGATTACATCTTTCATATTTATTAAAAAGTAATTTAATTATAAAAGGATCACTTTGGTTAACATCTGTATGTGCTAGATTAAGTATATTCTTTAATCAAATAACTAATTTCAAAGTTATAGATGATTTAGGATTATCTCCAACAAATATGTGGAAATCTTTTAGTTATAAAGTTGTCATAGCAATAATAATGATATTATTAATAATTAGTATTGTTAGAATTGCAGTTAAATTTTTTAAAGGAAACGCAGGTATTAGAGAAGTTTTAGGAAAAGTAGGCTTCTTTTTAGGAATAATGGTTCTAATATTATTATTAGTACTTTATCCAGATAAAACTTGGAATAATTATAAAACTTTATTTAATAAAGTTAATAATATGGGTGAAATGACTATAGTAAATACTATGGATAATGTTGGTGAATTATACGGTGATAAAACTGATTCTTCAGTTACTTATTATTTAACATATTTTAATTTATGGACATTATATCATACAGGTTATAGTATAGCTGCACCACAACAAGTAATAGACTACAGTGATCCTGAAATGGAAGATATAGATATGGAAGGAATTCCAGAAATTAACAAAAATCCTACCTCATTATGGTGTGTAATGTTAGCGGATTCCTTTAATAGACAAGGTAAAAATGTAACTAATATGTCAACAAACGGCAAAAATGGATTAAATATAAATGCAAATGCCTATAGAGTTGTTGATCATTTTATAGCACCAAGATTATATACAACTGGACCTGGTACTGAAGAAGGTTCATTAAATATGATTAATACAGTAAATGAAAACTATAATGGTAAATTCCAAAATATTGATTTCTTTACTTGTGCAGGTTCTGTAGTAAATGGAGTTACTTTATTATTACTCGCATTTGTAAAAGCAATGACCTTTTTATGGATGTGGTATATGTTATATATTTTTGTATTTAATATAGTAATAAGTGCAGTACATGAACGAAATGGATTAAGAAATGTTGTTATTAGAACACTATCTCCAATTTTAGCTATGGCTGTTATTGGAGCATGGGCTGGACTTGTTATACAAATTTCTATGATATCAGAAGGATTTATTAATCTTTTATTAAATTTCACCTTATTATGGCTTACTTTAAGATTTATTTGTGGATGGGAAAATAATTTTAGATTAGCATTCCCAGGTACATTAAATTGGTTAGTAAGATTAATAGATAGAAATAAAAGAGATTTATATCGTAGACAAAAAGCATTAGATGATGATGCATATGCCAATAGACGTAGGGGTGAAGTTGATATTAATACTATAATTGACCAAGATGGTAATTATACAGGTAGTGCTACTGATGAAAATCAAATAAGAGCTTACAAGAGAGCAATTGAACAAGCTCAAATGCAAGCTATAAATACAAATGGTAAAACACATAGTTATGATAATATAGAAGATGAACGATTAAGAAGAAAGGTTGAACAATTAGATAGAGCACAAGGTATACCAGCGGGTATGGCTGGTACTGCTAAATTTAATATGGATGCTGAACTTAAAAATCATTCAGCAATACCAGTTAATGAAAATAATAATAGTAATACTAATAATAATACTAATAATAGCACTAATAATTTAAATCAAAACCCACAAAAGAATAAACCAGCACAACATCATTCTGATCCTACTAAATTATCATTTGATCAAGATAATCAACCATCAAAGAAGATTGCGCCTAAAAAAATAGGAGAAGGTGGTAAAACTACTACTAAAAATAATGGAAAGGGTAATAATACAACTACAAATAATTCAAATCAAGGAGGTAACAATAATGCAAGCAATTCGTAAATATACCTCTAAAATGATAATTTGTATTTTATTAATATCAATGTTATTACCTGTACTAAATGTTACTGCATTATCTGAGGAACAAAAACAATATGCAAATCAAATTGGTGGATATTTAATACAAGAATTAGGATTAAATGTTAATGTAGTATTTGGTATTTTAGCTAATATAGAAGTTGAATCTGAATTTGATCCAGCTAAAATTGAATACGGATATACTAATACATCAGGTGGTTGTGGAATTTGTCAATGGACTAATGACCCAAGAACATTAGGTTCTGGAAGAAGAACAAACATGAAAAAAATGTGTGATCCAGGTTGTACAGATAGTTCAACAGCCTGGAAAACAGATTTAAAGGGTCAACTTAAATATTTAAAAAAAGAATTAACTGGAGATTATAAGAACAGTGTATTAAATAAATTAAAAGACTTACCAGATAATGAAGAAGGTAGACATAAAGCTGCAGAAATTTGGTGTACAGAGTTTGAAAGTCCAGACGATGAAGATGCAGAAGCCAAAGAAAGAGCTAAATTGTCTGATAAATTATATAAAGAAATGGGTGGTAAAATAGATGGTTATAGTGCTGGAGGAATTGTTGACTATGCAGTTAAACAAGAACTATTTGCGCCCGTAACAGATATTAAATTAACTGATGGTAGTATTTTAGCTACTACAAATGATGAAAAAACAGAAAGACTTGAATGGAATTCTGAAATTTTAAAAACAACAAGTGCAGACGGTACATCTACAGGAGCAGTACATAGCTTATATGAAAGATTTGGACCTAAATTACAATTTATGGAATATTTAGGTGAAACTACTTATAATATTGAACTAGTTGATCATATTGTATCTGCTGCAACTGAAGATAAAATAGATGAAATATCAATAACTGATGATATTGTAAGATATGACAGTCATATTTATTTAAGTACCGTAGTATATAAAAATAGACCACCAGCATTAGATGAAGATATGCTTAAAAATGGTTATATGGATTCTAGAGTTGTAGCTTATAAAAACCTTATGAAAATAGGAAAATTATATACTCTAGTACATGCTAAATGGATATTAGGATTTAGTAGTTTTCTTGTAGGCATAATAAATTTATTTATTGATAATCATTTCTTTGTATTTATTTTAAATACTTTTAAAGCAATTGTAGAATCTGATGCATGGAAAATGGTTGATGTTGGTGTTAACTTTATTTTAGGTATTTTTATTTTATTTTATCTTGTTTCATTAATAAAACATGCTATAGGTTATGCTAGAGGAAAATCTGGAGAAACCTTAGGAGTATTTATTACTAGATGGCTTGTAGGTGTATTTGCTATTGGATTAGTAGCAGTATTTATTGCACAACCTGCAGCCATGTTAGATAGAGCAGGAAAAATAATTAATTTTTCAGACCGTTTAATTAATGAAAATATTGCAGAAGTTAAAAAAGATGACCCAGTAATATATTCTGAAACTGGAGAATATACTATGCAAGCAATGGTTTGGGAAACAGCTTTATTTGATCCTTGGTGTAAAGCAATATTTGGTAGAGAATATGATAAATGTTATACTCAATATGCTGATGTTAGTAATGATAAAAAACTTCCACAAAGTTATGAACCAGATCATGAACACCCAAATCCAGCTAATAGTGATGATTCAGAAATATTTTATGATTCAGCTGGATGTACAGGTGATGTATTTGTAGATTTAGGTGGTGGAAAATTAGAAAGAAATTGGGCGGCATATGCTCTTTCTACAATGTCAATATATCATATTGGTTATGAGGTATATGAAGATGAAAAAGATACTTCTCAATTTACTCATTTTCCAAATGCTTTAACATCATATAGAAATAAAAATTTATATGCAGATACATTTAGATGGATTGATGCTAAGATGAATATTAGCCCACAATATTTTGTAGATGATGCAGAGGGTGCATTCTTTAATAGTTATGGTGAATCAGTTGATTTTACAACACATTACTATAAACATAGTTGGGAAATGTTATGGAAAGCTTTGTTATTAGCTGGATTACTTCCAGTTATTATTTTTAGATTAAAAGCATTTTTAGGTTTATTATATGTAACTATAAAAGGAATTTATTATTCATTAGTAGAATTAGCAAAAGAAAATCAAGGATTAAATAGATTCTGGGATGATTTACAAGAAAACTTTTTTGAGTATATATATCGTTCAATACAATTATATATATTATTATTTATATATACTTCCTTAGTTTCACAAACATTCTTCTTACAATGTGTTTATATAGTATTATGTATTCTTATAAGTACAACTAGTTTACAAGATCTTGGAAGAAGAGTTAAACATCTTGGAAAAGATATAAAACATTTAGTAACTAACTAATTAATTATATTTAATAATATAAATGTAAGGAAATTATAAAAAATTAAAGAAAGGATTAATAATGGCAGAATATTTAATAATAACAAAGGATCGCAGAATACCTGATGATGCTAAAAACTTTACTTATGAGGTTTTAAGTAAAGAAGAATTTGTAGCAGGTGCAAATTCAGATGATGGTATTGATATAGAGGGAGGCGTTTTTTATAATATAGATTCTTTAGATCAGAATATTTATGAGGCTATAAAAGCAGCAATGAATATTCCTATAGTATATTATAAATTTAGTGATCAACCTAATAATTTAAACTTCACTATTGAAGAAGGAATTAAAACATATCAAGCAGCTGTTCCACAGCCTCAGCCAGTAGTCCAACAACCTCAACCTGTAGCACCTCAACCAGTAGCTCCACAGCCTCAGCCTGTGGCACCTCAACCTGTAGCGCCTCAGCCTCAACCAGTGGCGCCTCAACCTGCGCCTCAACCTCAACAACCTCTTAGGCCACAAAATCCTACACCTTCAAAAGTTGGTGAATTAGACGTAGTATCAAATCCAACAGGACGTTATGATCCTAATAAATTAAATGAATTAGATATTACAAATTTATTAAATGAAGATTGGAATTTAGCAGACGAGAAAAAAATTGCAAAAACACCTGCCAAAGTAATATTATTTGGCAGCTCAAAGGGAGGTACAGGTAAAACATTTACTTGTTTATTAAGTGCTTATAGATATGCTAAAACACATCCAAGTGAAAGAATAGCTTTAGCAGACTTTGATATAATTGATGGTCAAGTAGGAATCACTATTAGTAAAGCATCTCCTACATTATATGATTTTTATAAACAATATCAAGCAGGAAATACTGATTTTATGTATTTACATAATCATATAGTTAAGAGTGAGAAGTTTAATCCTAACTTAGATTTTTATTTAGCACCACCAATGGATATACCTGAAGTTACTAATAATTATGAATTTTGGAAACATGTTCTTGAATTATTGCTTATTAACTACGATACAGTATTCTTTGATTCTGGTATTGATTATTTAGGTAAAGAACCTATTAGTAGATTATATAAAATAGCAGATAAAATTATATTAACAAGTAATACTTCAATTAACTCTGTAAAATCAATTGTTAGACAGCTTCAAACTCTTTCAGGAAGACGTAAAAATAATGTTTATTCTCCTGATCTTCATATTTTAGATAGAGTAAATTTAGTATTAACTAGAGTATCTAGTGATAATGCTACTAATGATATTGTAATTGAAACTTTATCAAAATACGCACCAATTATTGCTGCTTTTGGTAACATTGATGATCAAATTTCAAAAACTCAGTGGTATCAACAATGGAATATTTGGGATTATGAAGATAAAGTTAATAAGTATTTAGATAAAATAACTTCTTTTTAAATAAATTATATTTAATTATAAAATACATAAAAGAGGGGAAATTATATAGACTATGAAATTAAAGAATGAAATTATATTAGATGGTAAAGTTCAAAAAGATGTTAAGATATTCGATGAAGTAATTAATTTTAATATATCAGCAATTACTGGCGAATATAAAAATCTTGAGAATAATAAAAAAAATAGATACACTTTTATTAGAGTCATTTATGTTGGTGAAATAACTGATGAAGTTAAATCTATTATTCAAACTGGTAACTATATCAGAATATTTGGAAAATTAGATTCAGAACAATATAAATCACAAACTGGTAAAATTGTTTATAATAAAATACTTTGTGTTGATAAAGTAGAAAAATTAGACATATATAATAACTAAAGAGGTGATAATTTTATGGGTTTAAAAAAGAAAAAGAATAATACTTCTTCCCCTAATTTATCAGATGTCGCAATGAGACACAATATAAGAATTTCTAATCCATATGGTTATTATCCAGACGATGTTGATAGAATTGTTCGTAAATATGAAGAATTAACAAATACTCTTGATAAAGAAACAAAAAGATTAGAAAGAGAATTGGCTAGTACTAAGGATGAATTAAAAGCTGCTAGAGCAACAATTCAACAATTAAAATTAGATATGATGACATTTGAACCTCCTGATACTTCAGCAGAACAGGATATTGCAATGATTGCTAGATTATCTAATATTAATGGAGATGTTGGTACTTATGAACATGAAATACCTAAGATTGCTCCAGGCAGTGAATCTAGAATTCCAATAGATGTCATTGAAAATCCAAAACGTTCTGATGATATTATGTTTGACAATTTAGTTACAGATGGCAATAATTCAGATGTAAATACCAATACTCCAGTTCAATCAGAACATATCAATGAAAATAATGCTGGTATTTATAATGAATATGGTCAGTTAGATATTTTATAGGGGAGGTATGATTTGGCTATGGATGCACTTGAAAGATTATTTGAAGATGCAAAAAATTCATCTAAAAATCAAGGTTCTCAATATTCAGTGGAAGAACAATTAGACGTTGATGATGATTTTTTAGGAGTTATGTCTAACTCTTCTAAAGATACATTATTTTCTAGACTTCAAAAAGCTGACTCAGATGATATTAACCTTAAAGAAGAACCAATAGCAGATCCAATTGATTTGAAAAATTTTAATGATGATATTAAATCTGCATTAGATTATAATTTAGTAAATGAATCTACAGAAGAAAGTAAAAAAGAAATTAAAACTGAAGATGAATTACTATTTGGAAAAGTTGAATTAGATAATATTGAAGAAGATGAAATAGATAATGAAGAAGAAGAACTAGCTACTGAAGATGAAGAAATAAAAGAAGAACCAGAAGAACCAGTAGTAGAACACAAACGTGGTAGAGGCAGACCAAGAAAAAAACCTCTTGAAGAGTCTGATTCTATTAAAACTTCTGCGCAAGTTATTCAAAAAGCTACAGTAAATATTAATTCAACAGAAGATATAAAATCGTTAAATGACTTTATGGATTCTTTAGCAAAAGATTTAATCAATGAATTGAGAGAATCTAACTATAGAACTCGTAATTTTAATAAAAAACAAATGAATGTTATTTTAGATTATTTAGAAAATAAAATATAAAGGAGACAAATAAATGGGTACACTAATGTTTTTACAAAGTTTATTACTTAGTGGTGGACTAACTGGAACATTTAATAACTTATTAACAACAGTAGGTACAATTGGTGGTGCATTAGTTGCTATCGCATTAATTATTTCTATTGTAAAAGATGCTATGGGTTATATTAAAGGTTCTGGCTCAAATTCCATCGGTAAAATTATCGGTAAAGTATTATTACTTATCGTAATGATTGGTATTATTGCAATTGCAATGCAGACTCAGAATGGTGGAGGTTTCTTTGGATTAGGTAAAAAAGCGGCTGAAACCACTACAGACTTAGTTGATTCAGGTCTTGATGAAGTAAAATAAAAAATTGTGAAGGGAAATTATACAATATGATAGATATAACAGTAATAAAGGAAAAATTGGAGAAAGAATATTTAATAGAATATATCTTTGATCTATTAAATGAAAAAGATCCAATCTATTTTTCCCAGCATATAAATGATTTATCAGGATTGTATAATAATTGCATTTTTATTGATAAAGAAGAATTTGATAATCAATGTGATATGACAATTTATGATGAGGAAGGGGATGTTCTACTTACCATTGAGCCCCCGTTTATAGATGACTATTCACTACAAGATTATTTAAATGATGATAAATTATTATTACAATTACAGGATAAATTAAATATATTAAAAGAAAGTCAAATGCTTATATTATTGACATAAATTAAAATTTATGGAGGGAAATTAAATGTCTTTAAAAGATTTTATGCAACAATTACAGGAGCAGGATAATGATGTCATTTATTCTAAACCGCCAGAAGAAAGCATACAAATAATTCCTCCATCAAAAGTTGATAAAGCTAGGAATATCGATACTATAAAAGTAATTCCTCCAAAAGAGGAAGCTCCAAAAGTTATTAAATTTAAATTAAATTTAAATACTGAGGAACAAAATACTTCACAAGTAGTAAATCAACCAGTAACCAATACTGTGCCTTCAACTCGAAAAACACCCGAAGTAGTTATTCCTAATAAGAAACCAGTTCAGGAACAAGTAAAAAGGCAAGAACAGTCAATTTCACAACCTACTAGACAACGACCACAGGTTGAACGTCCAGTAAGACAAGAAAATACTATAAGACAAACACCTTCTGCACCTCCAATTGATAAAGGAGAAGAATTATTTAGAAGAAGTGAAACACCTTTAAGTAAAAAAGAAATTTGGTTTGAATATTATAATAAAGCATTAAAAAGTAATAAAAATAACTTTATTACAGATAAATGTAAGCGTGGTAGATTTATGATAGATGAAGAAAATAAATTTATAGTATTATCAGATTATGATACTTATGATAAAGATGCCAATGAAATACTTAGAGATTCTTGGTTTTAAGCTATATTAACATATATTAATATAGGTATTTACATATTTAGGCATTTGTATTATGATATTATATATAATGTCAAATATGCATATAAAATATTTAATATATTGAAATATATGGAGGGAAATATATATGAGTGATTGGTTAAATGGTAATCTTAAAAAATTTGAAAAGGTTATCACCAAACCTATAGAATATGCAGATGAAATTTATAAAGAAATCCCTAATAATGCTGTTATTACAGCTGAAACAGAAACATTAAAAACTAAAAGGATTAAATATGTTTTAACTAATGATTTAACTCCTGAAAGGATTATTGAATTAAATAAGTCTGTAAAACCTATCAAATTAGATAGAAAAAATAGAAAAATAAATAATACTGAACAAAAACAAAAAAGAATTAACTGTATTGATACAATTATGG